GGCGGTGAGTACTTAGTAAACAACAACCTACAGGCATTAGGTAGAGGTGCTACACCTGTTGCTGTTAATGGTTATCCTTTAGCAATGACAAACCAAGTACCTAGCAACCTAACTAAAGGTTCTACATCAGGTACTTGTTCTGCTGTTGTTATGGGTGACTTCTCACAGGCTATATTAGGTCTATACGGATCTGGTATAGAAATCACAGCAGGTGAAGATTCTGATGATTTCGCCAAGAATCTTGTAAGTATCAAGGGTGTAGTTGCATTTGATGTTGCTGTAAGACACGCACAGTCATTTGCTGCAATCTTAGACGTAACCACATAATTGGTTTACTATATGGGGTAGTTATCTACCCCCTTTTTTTTTATGAAAATTAAGTGTTTAAAAGATGTATGTGCAAGTGGTGTTGGTTTAGAAGCTGGCAAAACTTATGATTTATCTAGTGCAGATGCTTCTTTCCTTATTAGTATTGGTAAAGCCGAAGAATATAAAGAAACACCAAAACCAAAAAAAACAACTAAAAAATAATGGCACTTGTTGAGGACAGTACAACACTATCTACATACCTTGATGATTTTGGTGTAAGTTGTACATCAGGTTCCACAACTGCAAAAGCAATTTTAGAACAACCAGATTTAGTACTTGCTGGTAATCAAATAATAAGTACAGATTATCAACTAACTGCAAAAGTATCTGATTTTGGCAATCTTATAGCTGGTGCAAGAATAACTATAGATAATGCAGTATATTTTGTAAGAGAAGTAAGAAAATTAGATGATGGTAATTTTTGTGAAATTGCAATACAAAAAAGATGACTACTAAAAGAGAAAAAATATTAGCACAACTTTTTAAAGTATTAGATAATATTAGTGTTACTACAAATATTAATGTTTATAGATCAAGAGTTGTACCATTATCTAGAGGTGAAGTACCTGCAATAGTTATAGAGCCAGTGAGTGATACAGTTGAACAGAATACATCATTACCTACTCTAGATCATTCTTTAACTGTAAGAGTAAGCGTAATTGTTAGAGGTGATATACCAGATCAGCAAGCAGATGAGGTTGTTGAATTATTACATAAAACAATAATGGCTGATTTGACTGTTAATAGTAATGCTATTGACTTGCAACCTTCAGATACTACATTTGAATTATTAGACGCAGATCAACCTGGTGGAGTAATAGATATACAATATATAGTGAGATATAGAACAGAAATAGACGATTTAACGCAATAGATGGTGTTTATTACTAAAAACCTTTATTATAGAAACATAATAATTTAATGTAACAATGCCAAAGCTACACAGAAAAAGAAGCATACTAGCTAAAGCAGAATCTAGTTATGGTACAAACCCTAATCCAACAGGTAGTGCTAACTATTTACAGGTAATAGACTTAAATATAGAACCTGTAGTTAGTGATGAAGTATCTAGAGATTTAATAAGACCATACATGGGTAATTATGAAGTAATACCTGCAAACACAAGAGTTAATGTAACTTTTGATGTAGAAATGGCAGGTAGCGGTAGTGCAGGTACAGCACCTAAGTATGGTTCAATATTAAAAGCATGTGGTTTATCAGAAACAATAACAGGCGGAAACACAGTTACTTACGCACCTGTAGCAACCCCATCTGACAGCGTTACATTATTCGTAAATTATGATGGTGTTAGACAAATTGTTAAAGGATGTAGAGGCACATTTAGTGTTAATTGTGAGGTTAATAACATACCACGTATTTCCTTTTCTTTAACTGGTTTATATTCAGCAGCTACTGATGATGCTTTACCTTCTGTAACAGTAAGTAATCAAGCATCACCTTTAATATTTAAAAATGGTAGCACATCTAACTTTGCAATATTTGGTTTTGCAGCAGCATTACAATCATGGAATCTAGATTTTAATAATGAAGTTATATATAGAGAATTAGTAGGTGGGACTAAAGAAGTGCTTATAACAGACCGTAGACCATCTGGTACAGCCGTTATTGAAAACCCTGCTTTATCAGCCCATAATTTTTTCACAGATTATACTGGTACATCAACTGGTACAAATACATGGTTACATGGAACTACAGCAGGTAATAAAGTTACTATATCTTGTCCACAAACTGATTTAGGACAGCCTTCATATGAGGAATCAGATGGTATAACTATGCTAAGTTTACCTTTCATGGCAACACCTACATCTGCTGGACAAAATGAATTTTCTTTAGTTTTTACCTAGAGTTGCATGGATTAAAGATAGGGTATACCCTAGTTAGTAGATACTAAACTTTTATGCCTTTTGTTATAGACCAGAAACCTACTTATAAATGGAAAGTAGTTGTAAGGATAAACAAAGATGGTGAAGTAAGCCAAGAAATATTTACAGCACATTTTAAAAATATTTCACAATCTCGATTTAAAGAAATGATAAAAATGGTAGAAGAAAAACAGATAGATGATATTGATGTAGCAAAAGAAGTATTACTAGGATGGGAAGATTTAGTTGATGGAGAAGGTCAAGAAGTACCATTTAACAAAAATACATTAAATCAATTACTAGAAGTAAGAGGATTTGCTACTGCTGTAGGTTTTGCATTTATGGAGTCTAATGAGGAGATATTTGTAAAAAACTAATAGAGGCAGGTGAATATTGGGTTAATAGTTCACTTGTCATTGATAATACAACTGATGATGATGCAGTATTAGGTATAACAACTGAAAAAAAAGAAAAAGAAGATAATTTTTATGTATTAGAACAAAATTGGGATACTGTAAAAATGTTTATGCGTTGTCAAACTCAATGGAGAGTAGGACTTAGTGGAATTGTGGGTTTAGACTATACATCTGTTATAGAAATGATTAAACTGTATAATATAGAAAATAATATTGTTATGCTTGAAAACTTACAGATTATGGAAGCAGCAGTATTAAAAGAAATGAATAAGGAAAAATAAATGGCAAAGTTTGATTTAGTTGTAGCAGCAAAAACTGTAGGTGCAGGTTCTATAAAACGTCTTGGAAACTCTATGCAGGGAGTTGCAGGTCGGGTTAAAAATTTAAGGCTTGCAATGGGTGGCCTTAACAAAACTTTTGCTGCTTTTGGTATTCTCATTTCTGGTGGTGCTTTTGTAGGACTTGTAAAGGGTGCAATAGATAGTGCTGATGCTTTCGGTAAGATGTCAGATCAAACTGGTATTGCTGCAAACACATTACAGGCATATGTAAACGCTGGAAAATTAGCTGGTGTAAGTCAAGAAACAATAGATAAAGGATTAAGAAGATTAGCACAATCTATGAGAGAGGCAGATCAGGGTGTTGCTACTTATTCTGATAGTTTTGATGCATTAGGCATATCTGTTAGAGCTACAGATGGAACATTTAAAACAAGTGAACAGGTATTAGGTGAGGTAGCAGATAAGTTTGCAACTATGGAAAATGGTGCAACAAAAGCTGCTATTGCTATGGAAATATTCGGTAGATCTGGTGCAAGTTTAATTAATTTATTAAATGGTGGTGCAGCATCATTAGAAGAATTTAATTATGAAGTCTCAGACAATTTTGCACAAAACGCAGAGTTTTTTAATGACCAAATAGCGGTTTTAGCTATTAGATTTGATGGCTTTAGAAAGCAACTAACAGACGCACTATTGCCAGCATTAAATACTATTGTTGGTGTATTTAGTAAATTATTTAGTGCAAATAATGACTTCAGTGGATTTTTTAAAGGTATTGAAATAGGAATTAGAGCTATATCTATAGGAATATTCGGCACTATAAAGCTGGTAGATGAGGTTGTAAGAGTTATAGGTAATTTAGGAAAAAGATTTAAAAAATTCTTTGACAACTTAGTTTCAAATATACCACCATTTATTTTAAAAATGATTGGAGGAGTAGGAAACGCTGCAAAAGATTTAGGAAGTGCATTTGTAAATCAACAAAAAACTAATTTTAGCTCACTTATGGGTGAAGATTTTATGGTGGGATTTAAAGAAAGATTAGAAAGTAATTTTGCAGATATAAATGAATTATTTAGTGGAGAAACAAATGCCCCTGCTAGTTATTTTAGCAATATAGCAGATAGTGCTGATGATGCAGGTGATTCTATAGATAAGACATTTGGTCAAACAATGCGTGACAAATTAAAAACATTTGGTGATAGCATTAAAAGCCTTAATGAATCTATGGCTGATGTAGTTATAAAAGGCATTAAGGGTATGGAGGATGCTTTAGTAAATTTTGTAGAAACTGGAAAACTCAATTTTAAAGATTTAACTAAATCAATAATTTCTGATATGGCACGTATAGCAATACAACAGACAATAACAAAACCTTTTAGCAATTTCATATCTGGCTTTTTTACAAAAAATGCTAATGGTAATGCCTTTATAGATGGTCAAGTACAAAAATATGCATACGGTGGTGTAGTTAATAGACCTACAATATTTCCTATGGCTAATGGCATGGGTCTTATGGGTGAGGCAGGTGCAGAAGCAATTTTACCCTTACGTAGAGGTAGTAATGGTAAGTTAGGAGTGCAATCAACAGGTGGTGGATCTACTAATATAGTTGTTAATGTGACTACAACAGGTAGCAGTGTTCAAGGTGACAATACAAAAGCAAATCAGTTTGGAGAACAGCTTGCAGCAGCAATACAAGCTGAGATAATTAATCAAAAAAGATCAGGAGGTTTACTTAACTAATGGCAAATTTTAATAATGACGTAGGTTTAAGTCCTGATTATGGTTTATCTATAGAACATACACCAAATATAGAAACATTAAGTTTTTCAGATGGTTTTGAACAGCGACTAACCGAAGGATTAAATCAAAACCCTAGAAAATTATCGCTTACTTTTAAAAATATCACTGAAAGTGAAAGCGATACACTAATTACTTTTCTAAATGCAAGAGTAACTAATGCAGATAGTTTTGTGTATACACCACCAAATGAAGCTGTAGGTAATTTTGTAATAGATTCACAATACACAAAAACTATAAATTACTCTAATCGTGCAACTGTTAATGTAACTTTTAGGGAAGTATTTGAACCATAATGGCAATACCTTTTGCAGAACTTAGTAAAATTAATCCTAGTTCAATTATTGAACTATTTGAATTAGAACTTGAAGTTGGAAAACATATTGCAACTGGTAATCCACAAAATTTACCTACTGTATATAGATTTCATGCTGGTGCAAATCTTAATAACTTTGGTGAAGTAGTTTTTCAAAGTAATTCTTATCAAAGGGTAGCCGTAAAAATAGAAGGTTTTGAAAGAAAAAGCACTGGGGTTTTACCAAGACCAACAATCACATTTTCAAATTTAGGTGGTATAAATAGAGACCCATCTACTACAAATGTTATTACAATGAGTGATTTTTTAGCTACCGTTAATGCTGTTACACCACATAATGATTTAATAGACGCAAAAGTAACAAGAAAAATGCCACTTGCATCTGCTTTAGATAATGCTAATTTTGCATCTGGTTCTAATCCCTTTGGTACACCTAGTGCAGATAGATTAAGAGATGAAATTTTTGTTATTGATAGAAAATCTGTTGAAAGTAGAAAAGTAGTTCAATTTGAATTAACTGCTGCACATGATTTAGAGAATAGATTAATACCGCAGAGAGTTGTCACAAGAGACATATTTCCAGCCGTAGGTACTTTTATTTAATGACTGAATACGTTTGGGCTACCGAGGCATACAAACATGCTACAGAGGCATATCCTGAGGAATCTTGTGGCCTTGTAATAAGTGTTAGTGGCATTGAAATATATTGGAAATGTAAAAACATTTCTAGTACATATAAAGAAAAATCGTTTGTTATTGACCCTCTAGATTATGCTGATGGTGAAGATTTAGGTGAGGTACTTGGAATTGTACATAGTCACCCTGGTGGTGAATTTGCTTTTAGTCATACTGATAGAATGGCTTGTAAGTATTTAGATTTACCTTTTTATCTTGTTGAACCTAAATCAGAGTCTATTATTGTTATATATCCATCTGAAATAAATGATTAAAGTTACTATTTATGGCAGATTAAGAAAATTTATAGGGCAATCTACTTTTGAAATAAATGCAGACAGCCCAAAAAAAGCATTTAGTTTTTTAGTACATAATTATCCAGCAGTTAAAGAACATATAAAAGACCAAGAATATTGCATTATGGCTGGCAATATAAGAATCACTAAAGAGTTATTTGATCTTAAAACTGAAAGTGATATTAAAATTATACCTGTTGTTCATGGTGATATTTTTATGTTAGCTGCAGGTGCTTTATTTACTGCATGGGGTGCAGGTGCAACAATATTAGGTATAACAATAGGTTCTATGGTGCAAAGTGCTTTTTTAGGAATTGGTATAAATATGCTTTTAAATGGTGTTCAAGATTTGTTTTTTCCAGAACCTGATCCGTTTGGAGGTAGTAGACAAGATGATCCACAAGATCAAAGTTATAGTTTTACAGGTCTTTTAAATAACACAAAACAAGGTGTACCTATTAATATTGTATATGGAGAAATGTTAGTCGGAAGCACTGTTGTAAGTTCTTCTGTTGATACTTTTCAAGTTACTGATGAGGATGATTAAATGCCTTTTGAACAAGATCAAAATATAGTAGCTTCTAATTTTGCTAATCAAAATCATGCAATTATAAACAGCAATAAATTAAAATCTATAGATCATGGTACGGTTGTTGATATTTTAGCTGAGGGACAAATTGAAGGAAGTGCATCAGCAAGTAAGGCTGGTATTACAGATAAAACAAGCACTGCATATAAAAATGCTTTTCTAAAAGATCTATTTCTCAATAAAACTGCTGTACTGCAAGCTGATGCAGATAATACAGACCCAGATGATGCAGAATTTAATTATCCAAAAGACAAAATAAGATTTGAATTTCAAGATGGCACTGCAAATAATACAGTGCTTTTTGCTGCTGAAGAACAAAGTTTTGAAATTGCTACAGGAGATAAAGGCCAAGAATGTACTTTTCCTGAAGGTGGTTCTGCTACTGCAAGGTCAGCCACAATTTCAAGAACTGATGTTGATACAGTTCAAATAAAAGTTAAATTTGACCAATTTTTTGTTATAGATAGAAAGAAGGGCAATAGAAAGTCAACTAAAGTACAAGTAATTATAAAAGTAAATCCTAATAATGGTTCATTGACTACAATTATCAATGAGGAAGTAAAAGGTAAAAGTTTTAATCCATATAGTAGAGATTATGGTATTGATTTAAGAAATATCAATGGATACAACACAAATACATCTGGTGAAACAGGATCATTTTTTCCAGTAGTAGTTAGTGTTGAAAGAGGTAATGATTCTGGTGGAAGTAGAACTTTTAACACTATGCGTTTAGGTGAAGTAAGAGGCATTATAAGAGAACCGAATAATTATCCAAATATTGCGTATTCAGCATTAAGATTTAGTTCTGAATTATTTGCTAATGCACCTAGACGTTATTTTCGTTTAAGAGGAAAACTTGTAAAAATACCCCATAATGGTACTGTTGATCTTACAAACGGAAGAATAACTTATAGCGGTACATTTAATGGAACATTTAAAACTAATAAAGAATGGACAAGTGATCCAGCATGGGTTCTATATGATCTTTTATCTGATGCAACAAGTGGCTGTGGTTTGCCAGAATCAGAGTTAGACCCATTTACTTTTTATGGTGTAAGCACATACTGTAGTGCTTTAGTTGATGATGGTAATGGTGGTGACGAACCACGTTTTTCTATAAATGCAAATATTAATAATAGGCGTGATGCAATGGCTGTTATTAGAGATATTTGTTCTGTTATGCGTGCTACACCATACTACGAAGAAGGCACAATTAAAATTGTCCAGGATGCACCAAAAGATCCATCAAACCCTAGTGCTATAAATTTTGATTATGTTTTTAATAACGCAAATGTAATAGGTGGTGATTTTTTATATTCAAGTTCATCTTCTAAAACAAGATTTACTGTTATCAATGTTTCTTATTTTGATCTTGATACGCAAGAAATTGATTATGTAACTGTAAAAGATTCAACTGCACAAGCAAAATACGGTACACAAACAAAAACTTTAAAAACATTTGGAACAACATCTAGAGGTCAAGCACAAAGAGTTGGAAAATGGTTTTTACATACACAACAAAATCAGACAGAAACCGTTGTTTTTGAAACAAATATTGCTGCTGGATCTGTTTTAAGAATTGGTGATATTTTAGGTATTGCAGACAGAGTAAAATCATCAGTAAGAAGAGGTGGTGTTGTAAAAGCTGCTACTGTTTCAAAAATTACAATAGATGATTCAAGTCAGACAAATTTTCCAAGTATTAATGATAATCCAACAATAAGTTGTTTATTGTCAGATGGTTCTGTAGAAACAAAAACAATAAATAGTTATACTAATAACACTGAAATTAATGTAGACTCAAATTTTAGTTCAGCACCAGTAATAAATTCACCATATATTTTAGAATCTGGAACTGTTAAAGCACAGGCATTTAAAGTTGTAGACATTAAAGAAAATACAAAAAAAACTTATTCAATAACTGCTGCTAATTTTAATGAAGGTAAATATGCTGCTGTTGAAGATGGTGAACTATTACCAACAAAAAATATAAATATAATTACAAGTATTCTACCTTCACCACAAATAATTGACGCAGCAGACGGAACTAAAGCAATACAAGAACTTATATCTCTAGTAAACAACAGACCTGTGCCAAAACTTTTTATAGATTGGGAAGCTGTTGAAGGAGCATCTAGTTATCAACTTATTTATACAAAAGATGATGAAAACCCTGTAGTTGTTAACACACAACAATCAGAGCATGAGATATTACCTTCTGAGGCTGGTGAGTATTTTATTCAAATATATACATTTAATTCTCTTGGTGAAAGAAGTAAAAGTCCCACTGAAGTAACCGTTACAACTGCAGGTTTAACTGATCCACCAGAAGACCCAACTGGTTTTGAACTAGAACCTGTAGGTAATTCACAAGTAAAATTATCATGGGATAAAACAGAGGCTTTAGATGTTGAATTTGGTGGTGCTTGTGAAATAAGACACTCACCACAGGCATTTGCTACAGCAACTTTTGCAAATTCAAATGAGTTAAATACAAATATTAATGGTTCAACAACTGAAATAATTTTGCCAGCATTAACAGGGACTTACAGCCTTAAATTCCGTGATTTAGGTGGTAGGCTTTCTGCAAATGAAGCAAAAGTTGAACTTGCATTACCAGAAATGTCAGATGAGTTGCTTGTTTTAAGTCAAAGAGAAAATCCTAATTTTAGTGGTACAAAAACAAATTTAACTGTTACTTCAAATGTCTTACAACTGTCTGACCCATCAGCTAATCTAACTGGTTCTTATGAGTTTAATTCTGTTTTAGATTTTGATGCTGTATATCAAAACATAAGACTTAAAAGGCACATAATTAGTGAAGGTTTTAATGTGTCAGATCAATTTGATTCTATTGGTGATGTTGATGCCCGAAAAAACTTTGATGGTGCTGGAAGTGATCGTGTAAAAGCTACACTACAGGTTCAAACATCACAAGATGATTCAACATTTACAACAGCACAGAATTTGTTTAATGGTTCATTTAGTGCAAGAAGTTTTAAATTTAGAAGCGATTTAATTTCTGTTGATGTTAATGAAAATGTAAAATTTTCTGAATTAGGTTTTGATGCTTTCTTACCATCAAGAGTAGAAAATAAATACCAATCTGGTGGAAATATTATTTCAACACCATTGCAATCAGGAACTGGATCAAGTGGTTTAGCAGTTGTATTTGGTAAGCGTTTCTTTACAGGTAATAGTGCAATAGGAGGCTCAACTACTGCTTTTCAGCCATCAATAGCAATAGCACCCGAAGATTTGCCAAGTGGTGCATTTTATCAGTTAAGTGCTATTTCTGGTACAGGGTTTACAATAGTATTTAAGAACTCATCTAATACAGTGATTGATGTGAAATTTACGTTTCAAGCGGTAGGATATGGCAAGGGGGCTTAATTAAATGGCAAGAGTTAATTCAACTGGTAAAGAAACTGCTAGTAATTTTTCACCAGCAAACGGTACAGGTCTTGCAGTAAGGACAGCAATTAAAGATGTATTTGAATCATTAAGAACAATAAATAGTGCATCAGGTGATCCATCTGGCACTGCAAATTTAGCAGCATTTCAACCACATATTGATTCGGATACTAATTTACTAAAAATTAGAAATAGTGCTAATTCAGCTTTTGTTACTCTTGGCAATGTAAGCCAAACTAATTTTGGACTTTTACCGTTAACTGGTGGAACTTTAACTGGTGTTTTACAGTTTCCAAATGGTACTGCTTCAGCACCATCAATACATTTTAATGAACAATCAACTGGTTTTTTTAGAAAATCTAGTCATGTCATTGGTATTTCAACCAGTGGCACAGAAAGAATGAATATTAGTTCACAAGGATTAAAAATATTTGCACAAAAAGGGGTAAAGTTTTACGATAATGATGACAGCCATCATAGTGAAATAAAAGCTGGAACCTTAACAGCAAACCGTACTATAACTTTACCTAACTCATCTGGAACTTTAGCCTTAACAGATGATATAGCTGGAAGTATTGGTGGATCTGATTTGACAGGATTATTTTCATTAATACCAGCAGCAAATAACACACATGACTTAGGAACTAGCACTTTAAGATGGAGAAATTTATTTACAAACGACCTGAACTTATCTAACGAAGGTGGTGCTAATGACGTTGACGGAACTTGGGGAAGTTATACTATACAGGAAGGTCAGGAGTCGCTTTTCTTGATTAACAAACGCAACGGTAAAAAATATAAGTTTCTTTTAGAGGAGGTTACATAATGTCAATACAAGATGGTCATGGTGAATACCAACAACCAATTATACAGGCTAAACAAACTGTAAAATCTGATGTTTTTTCTGTTACTGTTAATAATTTGAATTGGGAAAATATTACTGGTCTTGATGTTGCAATAACACCACAAAGTACATCAAGTAAAATTCTTGTTATGGTAACAATAGGTGGTTGGACTTGTCCACATACTAATCAGAGATTTGCATTTGCAATGAAAAGAAATAACACCTTAATAGGTTTGGCTGATTCTGCTGATAATAGAGTTAGAGCTAGTGTTGCAACACAGAATTTTGAAGGAGGTTCTAATGGAATTGAAAATGGAGTTGCTTTTAATTTTTTAGATAGTCCGTCAACAACTTCATCTGTTACATATCGAACCTGTTTAAATGCTGAGGGCAATGGTTTAACTGTTGCTATTAATAGAAGTGATGGCGATTCAAATAATAATGAAACTTTTAGAGTTTGCAGTACAATTACAGCTTTTGAAATAGGAGGTTAAATTTATGTACGATCATGAAGCAATAAGAAAAGCATATCCAAACGTCAAAAAAATTGATGATAGTGGTGTTATTGAAGATTTTGACGGTAATACAGTTACAGTTGAACAATCTAAAGTTGACGCAGCTAGAATAGAGCTAAATAAACTTAATTATCAAATTGATAGAAAATCTGGTACTACAAGTTATGGCACTTGGCGAGAACAATTAGCAATGTTGTATGACGATATGTTAGCTGGTAAATTAGACTCAACAGGATCATTTTTTGCACATAACGAATCTGTAAAAAAAGCAAATCCAAAACCTAGTTAATTATGGCAATTTCACCAGGTACTTATAATATGACTGTTCAAAGAAGATCAGATCATAGCATACAACTTGTTTTTAAAGATAATACTAATTCTGCAATTTCTTTAATTGGATATACTGTTGCTGCACAGGTTTGGGATGAGCCACGTTCTAATAAGTATGCTGATTTTGCAGTAACTTATACAAATAGAACAGGTGGCACAGTAGATATTGCACTTACTGACACACAAACAGAAACATTTTCTCCTGATATTTTAAAATATGATGTAGCTCTTACAAATTCTTCTGGTTTAAAAGAGTATTATTTAGAAGGTACTATATTTGTATCAGAGGGTTATACAGCATGACATCTGTAAACATTACAACTACTAAAAATACTGTTACAGTAAATGAAGGTGATACTACAGTTGTTACTGTTGCGACTCAAGGTAGTCAAGGTGCTAAAGGTTTAGATCTTGATGAAACAGCAAAAGTAGACGGATCTGTTATTTACTATGACTCAACTTCTGCTAAATTTAAAGCAGATGCAACTACCACCAAACTAACACTCGTAGACGGAGGAAACTTTTAACAATGGCTAACACAATTAGAATTAAACGATCTACAGGCTCATCAGCACCAGGTAGTTTAGAAAATGCTGAATTAGCTTTTGCCGAAGGTAGTAAAAAACTTTTTGTTGGTATTGGAACTGGTGGATCTGGTGGATCTGCTACAACTATTGAACCGATTGGTGGATCTGGTAGTTTTGCAGATTTATTTACAAGTAGAACACAAAATACATTTTTAGCTGCACCAAATGGTAGTAATGGTGCTGCAACATTCCGATCAATGGTAGCTGCAGACGTACCTTCGCTTCTGCATACCAAAATTTCAGACTTCGATACAGGTGTCCAATCAAATAGATTAGATCAAATGGCTGCACCAACTGGTTCAGTTTCAATGAATAGCCAGACAATTACAAACCTTGCTGACCCTGTAAATGCAAGTGATGCAGCAAGTAAGTCGTTTGTAGAGGCTACTGCACAGGGATTAGATGTAAAAGATTCATGCGTAGCTGCAACAACAGGCAACATAACAATATCTACTGCACTTAATAATGGTGACACTCTAGATGGTGTTACTCTTTCAACTAACGATAGAGTTCTTGTAAAGGATCAATCTACTGCAAGTCAAAATGGTATTTATGTAGTCGGATCTTCACCTGCTAGGGCTGATGATTTAGCTGCTGGTGCTGATGCTGCTGGTTTCTTTACTTTTGTTGAGCAAGGTACTGTAAATGCTGACAACGGATTTGTTTGTACGTCTAACAAAGGATCTGCTGTTGTTGGTACTAATAACCTTACGATTGCACAATTTTCTGGTGCTGGTCAAATAACAGCAGGTGACGGTTTAGATAAGTCTGGTAACACTTTATCTGTTGATCTTAAATCAAATGGTGGTTTAGTTATTGAGTCAACTGAAATTGCTGTTGATCTTGGTGCTAGTTCTATCACAGGAACTTTAGCTATCAGTGATGGGGGTACAGGAAGCACAAGTGCATCAGGAAGTAGAACAAATTTAGGTCTAGTTATTGGCACAGACGTTGAGCCACATTCTGATAAGTTAACAGAACTTGCCACAATGGGTCAAACAACAGCTAACGCTTTAGCAGATTTAACTAATGTTGAGGTCGGAATTCTTGACGGAGCAACCATAACGACCAGCGAGTTGAACGTTTTAGATGGTGATACAAGTGCAACTTCAACAACTCTAGCTGCTGCTGACCGTATGGTTATTAATGATGCAGGTAGCGTTGTCCAGGTAGCTCTTTCAGATCTAGTAACCTTTTTAGAGAACGAAAGTGTTTCTAGTTTTAACATTGACGGTGGATCTTATTGAATTAAGCTATTAGGAGGTAACAGCCAATGGCTAATACAATCAAACTTAAAAGAGGAAGTGGTAGCGATCCAAGTGCTAGTGATTTAGCTGTTGGTGAATTAGCTGTACGGACTGATTCTGGTAAGATTTTTACTAAAAAAGATAACGGATCTGTAGCTGAAATATCAGGTGGTGGTGGAATTAGTGACGGAGACAAAGGAGATATTACGGTCAGTGGAGGCGGTGACACCTTCACAATCGACAATGGGGTTATAACGTCTGCCAAGATAGCAGATGGAGCTATTGTCAATGCTGATATAAACGCAAGTGCAGCGATAGCAGGCTCAAAAATTTCTCCTACTTTTACATCAGATCTAACTGTTGAGCATACTGGTGATCCAACAATAAAAATACATGATACATCTGGGGATAATCAATGCAGAGTACACTATGAAACTGATAGTCATAATTGGGTTGCTGGACTACATGGAGGTATTAATACATATAAAATTTCAAAGAGTAATGCCTTTGGAACTAATGATTATCTTGAAATAGATGGCAATGGAACTGTTAATGTAGCTAATAATTTAGACGTTGGTGCTGGTATTGACGTAACAGGAGCTAGTACATTTTCTAGTTCTATAACTTCTTCGGGCAGTTTGATATTAAATCAAGGTGTTCCAGAAATACAATTTAATGCTAATAGTCACGAAAATGATTTTAGAATAATAAATTATCAAGGTGTTTTTATTGTTCAAGATGTTGACGCACTTAATAATAGATTTACTATTGCAAGCGATGGCAATACCAATTTTACAGGAAATGTTAATTGTGGTGCTGGTCTTGACGTAACAGGAAACATCACAGTATCAGGCACAGTAGATGGCAGAGATATAGCTACTGATGGTACAAAATTAGACGGAATAGAAAGCAACGCAACAGCAGATCAGACAGCTAGTGAAATTTTAACTTTACTTTCTGACCAGAATATTTCTACAACTGGAACAATAACCAGTAATGATATAACTATTTCAGATCAACAACCTAGAATTAATTTTACTGACACTAATGGTAATCCAGATTATTTAATACAAGTAGATGGAGGACATTT